AAAATTTGTGGGCTATGTTGCAAACTCCGTCCGGTGATTTCAAAAGCAATGCTATCTGCAGATACATATTTAGTATATGTTCCCTCAGTGGATTGTTCCATGGGGACATCGAAGCCCATAAGCCATGCTTCATTGACATTTAATGCTTTTGATAAAGTAAATAGCTTGTCTGATTTTGGCTGTGTATAGCCAGACATATAGTGACTGATAGTAGATTTAGAAAGCTTCGTTTTTTCAGCTAATTCAGCGGGTTTAATATTAGCATTTGATATCGCAATATTAAACCTATTTTTAAATGTATCGACTGGCTTATTCATAGTATGTCACCCCTTCTTTGATATATAATATCAAAAATGAAACAAAAGTTCAATAGTATCAGTGTAAAAAGTTTAAAAAATGAAACTTTGTATTGACAAGAAAATAATGTCGATGTATAGTAACTATAGTTTCAAAATTGAAACCTATGGGAGGTGATTAAAATGTGCGATAAAACGGTATTTGATTACAGCAAATTACGTGGAAGAATAGTAGAAATGTTTGGAACACAATGTAAATTTGCTGAAGCTAATGGAATATCTGATAGATCAATGTCCTTGAAGTTAAATAATGGGATAGGACTGTCTCAGGATGAAATTTTGAGGTGGTGTAATCTTTTGGATATACGTACAGATGAAATTCCGTTATATTTTTTTAAACAAAAAGTTTCAAAATTGAAACAACATGGGGTACAAACAAATGAATGATATTATAATCTTCAAAAATGAAGAGTTCGGTGATATCCGAACAGTAATTATTGACGGAGAGCCATGGTTTGTTGGCAAAGATGTGGCAGAGATTCTTGGGTACAGCAACAGTAGAGATGCTCTGGCAAAGCGTGTAGACGAGGAAGATAAGGGGGTAGCAAAATGCGACACCCTTGGAGGGACTCAGGAGTTGACAGTAATTAATGAGTCTGGCTTATATTCTTTGATTCTTTCCAGCAAACTTCCAACAGCAAAGAAATTTAAGCACTGGGTAACATCAGAAGTTCTTCCATCTATTAGAAAGACAGGGCAGTACCAGATGCCGAACCTTTCCAAAGAGATGCAGGCGATCGTTCTTCTGGATACGAGAACGGTGCAGATGGAAAAGAGAATGGACAAGCTTGAATTTGACATTCCGATGTATGGAAGTGAAGCTGATGAGCTTTCCAATCATGTAAAGCGTAAAGGAGTCCAGATTCTTGGTGGAAAGAAATCAGAAGCTTACAGAGATTCCAATATTCGTTCTAAAGTTTACCGTGATATTTACGATCAGGTAAAGCGGGAATTTGGCTTATACGGAGAGGACGGGAAACCAAAGTCATATAAATCTCTGAAAAGAAAGTATATCTACGAAGCTCATGAGTGCATTGATTGCTATGAAGCGCCCATCTACATAAAAGAGATGATCCAGGATGTAAATGCACAGATGTCTTTGTCGGAGAGTACCCATTGAGAAGCTGTTGGAGTAGGAGGTGAGAGAGGTGGAAACCAGAATAACTTTTGAGATTTCTGGCGAGCAGTACACAATGTTCGTGGAGGGATTTTTCAAAAAGAAATATTACTTGTTTAGAGAAAACCGAGATAGCATGTTTGCTGACAAGATTTCTGTAAATGTTTCAGCTAATACACCTGGTGAAATGATTAGACATCGTTTGAAGGCTAAAAAAGTAGTTGGAATGGTATGCATCTTAAGTGTATTTTCACTTATATTATTGTCCGCACTTTACCGTTATGGAATAGTGAAGCTTTTAATAGCTTTGGCAGTGAGTATAGCATTAACTGCTTTAATATGCGTGGGCGTAGCATTGCTTTGCAGTGACTAAATATTGAGCATTAAGCAACAAGTACATGCTCCAAGGCATACAGATGAAGAGAGAGGGGTGGTGATGTGAAGGAGTATAACGTGGTAAATCAGGTGGAAATTAATGGAAAAAGTATCTGTATGGAAAGCTTAACAGCAGAGCAGCGTAGACAAGTGGTTCAGAAATGGCAGGACCAGATCATGCAGCCAGTTGGGTACATAAGAAGGACCGCCTGAGAGCGGCCTTGGTGGACAAGCTTGGAAAGGAGAGAAAAGCTATGGCAAAGATCAAAAACTATGACGGCCAGACAGACATGGAGCTGTCCTATGTGGCAGTGCAGGCAACCAGGCCAAAGAAGAAAGCTGTGGACTGGGTAGGTATCACAGAGACATTTATAGCCGGTGGCATGTGGGTGATAGTCTTCATGATGCTTGGGGCTGCGCTTGCGGTCCAGGTGCTGTGATGGCTGTGTGGAAAGACCAGTGCGGTACCTGCATCGGGAAGAACCGGTGCATGGAGAGAAGCCGCTTACAGGCATGCAGAGGCTACATAAAAAAGGACCCAGGCAGCGGCAACTGCGGAAGGTCCGGTAACAAAAAAATTGTACACCCTCATTATACGGAGGGAGAAGGAGAATTGCAAGATGGTAAAAGCGAAGTTTGTAGTAGATAACAGGGAAGCAGGAGAGACCGCGGACTGTGGTCTGATTGTAGCGATCAGTTTGGGAGAGATGAAAGAAGAGAACCAGTTTCAGTTAGCCGTAGTCGGCGGTAAAGGGTTAAGGGGTTCTATGATGGTACAAGGCTTAGCAGATGGCATAGCAGAAGCAATCAGCCGCATGACTGATAATGATATGCAGGCAATCGCAATGCTGACAGCATTTATAGAAGAGGCCGAGAGACGCTGCAAGAAAAAGATGTTGGAAAGGCTTACGAATGGTAACTAAAAAGCTGTTTAACAGCCGGGAAGAGTGGCTGCAGGGGAGAAAGAACCATATAGGCGGTTCAGATGCGGCTGCTTGTGTGGGACTAAATCCTTATAAGGATAACGTGCAGCTCTGGGAAGAAAAGGTAGGACTGGTGCTTCCGGAAGACATTTCTGATAAGGATTATGTCCAGTATGGAACAGAGGCGGAAGAACATCTCCGTGCGCTATTTGCGCTGGATCATCCAGAATACAAAGTCTTTTATGATCCGGATAACATGTTTACCAATTCTAAGTATCCCTGGATGCATGCTTCTTTAGACGGGGAGCTTCTGGACAGTACCGGACGGCATGGGATCCTGGAGATCAAGACCACAAACATCCTTCAGAGTTCCCAGTGGGAGAAATGGAGGGACAAGATCCCGGACAATTACTTCTGCCAGGTGTTGCATTATCTGGCGGTAACGGAATATGATTTTGCAGTCCTAAAGGCCCAGATCAAAAGCGGACAGGGAGAACGGATGCGGATCGAGACAAGGCATTACTTTATTGAACGTAAAGAAGTCGAGGAGGATATAGAGTGCCTGGTAGAGTCAGAACGGAAGTTCTGGGACTGTGTGGTCACAGGTACCAGGCCGAACCTGATCCTTCCGGCAATATAAAGGAGTAAAGAGATGGAACGAAGAATTTATTCATCATGGGCATTTACAGAAAATGAGAGAGAAAAGGCTGAGATCAACAGCGAAATTTATAAAGAGTTGATGGGAAAATATAAAGTTTACAGAAATGACATCCAGATGGATCTAAAAGATGGCGAGTCACTTAAATTTGAGGATTATGATGTAGTGATCGGACGTAAACCCGGATATCACCATGCGCTGTATCGTGTACATAAGAACGCACCGTGCTTGTCCGTTGGAGAACTGGCACTGCTATGCGACCATGGCAACCTGTGCTTTGGCTACAGCGGGCAAGGCGAATTCATTCGCGTGAATGAAGATTAAGAGGAGGATAGTATGGAACTGATAATCTACAGCCCACAGGATACGGGCTTTATCCAGAAAATCGACTGGAACTATGACGAACTTAAAAAAGAGATCGCTACAGCAATAGAGAGCTATTCCAATTCTGTTTATACAGATGACATGATTAAAAAGGCCCGGGAAGACAGGGCCAAACTGAATAAGGTATCGGATGCATTAAAGAAAGAACGTACCCGCATCCGTAAGAAGCTCCTGGAGCCGGATGAGCAGTTTGGAAAAGAGGTCCAGGAACTTACAGGCATGATCCAGAAGGCAGCGGCTAACATTGACGATCAGATCAAAGGTTATGAAGAACGCCTGTGTGAAGAGAAGACCGCCAAGGTCAGGGAGTTCTATGAGGATAACATCCATGACATTGGCAAGTATCTTCCGTTTGAGCGTGTGATGCAGCCAAGATATGCCTTGGCTTCTACTACCATGAAGTCCATTAAGGAAGAGATCCTGGCGATGATCCAGAAGGTGGATGAGGGCCTGGCTGTTTTAAACGAAGTGGACAGCCCTTATGCCGGTGATATGAAGAAAGTTTTTTTGGAGACTTATGATATCGGTGCCGCCATGGCCAAAAGAAACCAGTTAGAGGCAGAGGAACAGAACCGCAGGATTTACCAGGAAGAAATGGCAAGGAGAAAGGCAGAGCAGGAAGCACAGAGGAAAGCCGCAGCTGAGAGCGTGATGGCGGCTGGAAGACAGGAGCCGGTACAGGCAACTCCTGCAGAACCTATTAAGACAGAAGTTCCCAAAATGGAGACCGTGGAAGAGCCGGTCAATGTGATCGACTTCAGGGTCTATGCCACCAGGGAACAGCTGATGAAGTTAAAAGGATTCTTAAAAGAGAACGGCATCCGGTTTGAACCGGTACCGAAACAGTAAGAGGAGGACATAGAAATGGCAGTAGCAAATAAGTTGGTTAATAAGCCGGTACAGAAGGTAGAAACAACAAAGTATATGGCAAACGGTATGCAGGTAACACTTACACCTGGAACAGTAAAGAATTATCTGATCAGTGGGGATAAGGACAGAGTATCTGATCAGGAAGTTGCGATGTTTATCAACCTGTGCCGCTTTACCGGTCTTAATCCATGGCTTCGTGAAGCGTACTGCATTAAGTACGGAAATGAACCGGCAACTCTGGTAGTTGGAAAGGATGCATATTTCAAGAGGGCAGAAGCACATGCAAGCTATGACGGCATGGAAGCAGGCATCATCGTCCAGAATGAAGAAACGGGTGAGATCAGTTATAGACAGGGAACTTTGAAGCTTTCCAATGAAACCTTAGTGGGAGGCTATGCGGAAGTATTCCGCAAGGACAGAAGTCACAGCTTCCGCATGGAAGTTTCTTTTGATGAATACGCAGGAAAGAAGAAAGACGGAAGTCTTAATTCACAGTGGTCCAAGAAACCCGCGACTATGATCCGTAAGGTTGCAGCAGTGCAGGCGTTAAGGGAAGCCTTCCCACAGTCATTTGCGGGCATGTATGTAGCAGAAGAAATGGGAGCTGCAGAGCCGGAATATGCTGCAGGAGATGTGATCGATCCACAGACACAGCCGGTCATTGAAGAAAAAGCAGATGCCCAGCAGTCTGTTTCTCCAGCACCACAGGCGCAGGCGGATGCAGCAGATGATTTCTTTAATTAGAAAATATAATTGATATATGCTAATTGCATTTGACAGCAGTTA